GTGCGATGGAGGTGTATATCGGCGAGTTCCAGGAAAACAGTCTCGTTCTCAAACCCGAGCCCCTTCGAGCCCTTGCGGTTAAAAAGTATGCTCAACCGGTACTCCCAGACCCGGCGGTCAGTTTCCAGCCCATGCAGAAAACGTCTCCGATCTACACCATCACTGTCTAGACCCACCCACACCTAATAAATTCTCGCGTTTAAACAAAATGTCGAAGTGGATGGCTCACCTCAAGCAGACGATGCGCAAGAACAAGGGCATGAAGCTCGGCCAGGCCATGAAGCTGGCGGCCAAGACGTACAAGAAGCACAAGGGCGGTGCCGGCGAGGCTGCCGCGGAGGGCGCACCCGCTGCCGCTGAGGGCGTGGCCGAGACTGCTGCGCCCGTGGGAGGTCGCCGCCGCTCGCGCAAGGGGCGCAAGACCGCTCGCCGTACGCGCCGCCGGTAGGTACTTAACCTAGTTCACGCAACGTAATCCAAAACAATCATATGGGTGCACGCACTTGCGTCCATATGAACGTCCCAGCCTCGAAGTCCATTTACGGAAAAAAAGATTATACTTAACATACAAATACAATGGGTGGCGGCCTCCTTCAACTCGTAGCCTATGGAGCTCAGGATGCATACCTGTCGGGCAATCCCCAGATTACGTTCTGGAAGGGGCTCTTCAAGCGCCACACGAACTTCGCGATGGAGCCCTTCCGCATTAATTTAACCGGCCAGGTCGGGTGGGGCGTCAAGCACTCGGCGATTATCGGTCGCCACGCCGACCTCCTGTACTCTACCTACCTCGAGGTGGTTATGCCCGTTGCAACGTTCAATAACGACCAGGGGCGCCTAGGCTACAATCTCCTCAAGTATGTTGAGCTCGATATTGGCGGACAGGCCGTCGATCGTCTGTACGGCGAGTGGCTCTACCTATGGGACTCGCTGACCAGCGACCTCACGACCTCCAAGAAGCTCTGGAACATAGTTGGTGGCGGTCCTAATACGTCTACAGTGACTCAGGCATACAGCGACTCTCTGTACGGTTCCTCGTCGAACAACAGCTTTATCGCGAATACAACAGCAGTGTTAGGATCGAAGGCCACTACGATCACGTACATGGATACCAGCGCATGCACCAGCGGCACGGGCAACTCTGGCCATGCGTCTCTGCCGAATATCCTGTACATTCCCCTCAACTTCTTCTACACCCGCAACCCCGGGTGCGCGCTTCCCCTCATTGCTCTGCAGTATCACGAGGTGAAGATCAACATCCAGTGGAACGACTCGAAGTTTGTGGCTGCGGATTTTACGACGGCTCCCCCGAAAGTTCCGTCTGCAGCGGTGTACATTGACTACATCTACCTGGACACCGAGGAGCGCCGCCGCATGGCTCAGAACTCGCACGAGTACCTCATCGAGCAGGTGCAGTTTAACGAGGACAAGGGCATTTCGTCCTACAACAACCGGATTGACCTGACGTTCAATCACCCCGTCAAGGAGCTGGTATGGGTGGTCCAGCCGTCGGAGTACACCCAGTGCAAGATGCCCCAGGTTTTGCGGTTGGGCAGTCGTCTACAGCCGTTCACGTACGATCAGGATGTCGTATACGAGCAGTGGCTGCAGATTAACGGGCAGGATCGCCTCGATCGCCGCTACGGGGACTACTTCAACAGCGTGCAGACCTTCCAGCACCACACTGGATACGGCGCGACCGTCCAGACTGCTTCAAGCTTACCTGTCCACCAGCCCGGAATTTACTGCTACTCGTTCGCGCTCCGCCCCGAGGAGCACCAGCCGTCTGGAACGTGCAACTTCTCGCGCATCGATACGGCCACGCTCGTGATAAACTTGGCTGGTAGTGCGACTATTAACCCTGATGAGGATAAGACGTGGGATGTGCGCGTCTACGCCGTGAACTACAACATCCTCCGCGTCATGTCGGGCATGGGCGGTCTGGCGTACTCGAACTAATCTCCTGCTTCAGTTTCTCCAAGTACAAAATAGCATCCATCAGTTCTTCCTGTGTGTGCTGAATCCAGTCTAGAGTCTTGAGATCTTTACGATCTAGATCCGTGCCGTACTTCTTAAACCCAAAAACTGCCCTACTTTTAAAAGCAGATATGACAGCTGTGACTACAGAGTCATATTTTGGTTCCATTTTCCATTCCATATTGAAGGGCGATTAAATCGTTTCTTAATCGAAGCTCATCATGACGTCGCTCATCGAGATGGAGCTCTCCTTCTCGGACTCCTGCTCCACCAGCGCGTTCACTGCGCGGCGCTCCTCCTCGAACATCATATGGTCTTCTTCCGTCCCCTCGGGCAACTTGGTCTCGTCGATGAGAATGTCCACGAACCCCGTTCCGCACGGCGGCTTCTGGCCGAACATGATGTTTGCCGACACGCCGCGCATATTGTCGCTCTCACCCATCAGCGCCGCATTGAACAGATGCTTGGCCGTCTCCTCGAACGAGGACTTCGCCAAGACACCGTTCTCGGTATTCTTCGACATTCCCGTACGGTCAGCCTTCAGGAAGAACCCGGGATAGGTCATCGCGTCCACCAGCGTGATGAGGTGGTGGTAGTTAATGTACTCGGTGGTGAAGACGCTGGTGAACTCGCGCAGGAGAGCGATGCGCGCAGTCTCGATCCCAAACACCTGCTTGATTTCGTGGATGTCGTTCGAGAACGACCGGAGCGGATCGGTATTTGGGATGGTGGAGAGATCCAGGAGGTTCGTGCCTTCTACGTCCAGAACGTGCTGCTGCGTAGCGACCCACCCTCCCACTTTCTCATCGTACATGAGATGATCCTTGACTTCGCGGACGTACACGTTCCCAATGCCTTCTACGCCCGTGAGAACCGTGTCCAGCAGCTTATCTTCAATGAAGCGCAGCGACAACATGTTCTTCACGGCGTCTGTCGCAAACACGATGCGCAGCACGAGCTTATCGGGAGCGTTCGTGTCGGTGTGAATGCACTCGAACACCTTGAGCACGCGGTTGTTCTGAATCTTGGCGGCAATCATCGTCATATCAATGACCTGGCGAGCCGCGATTTCCTCGGTGTCCAGCTCCAGGCGCATGACCCAGGGAGAGGTGCACAGTTGGCCGTTGGTGACGGAGAACTTCTGGTAGGACTGTAGAATATCCCGATCCTCCTGGACCGCCGTGCTTGGGGAGAGGGGATTCGGGTCGTAGTAAATGCGCACCGACTTCGTGATGCTGCGCAGCGTCGTCTTCTGGATCTCGCGCTTCTTGGCGATAACGCCTTCGAGCGTTCCGGCAATGCTGGGGTCTAAGTATACGACGTTCAGAGGAGTCTTGGGGTTTGGCGAGGCACCGAGCAGCTCCATGATGCGCGGAACACCGGCAGTCGCGTTCGCGTTCGCCGTGCCGGCCGAGTGGAACGTATTCAGCGTGAGCTGGGTCGTGGGCTCGCCAACCGACTGGGCGGCCAGCGTCCCTACCATTTCACCGGGGTGAACCATCGATTTCGTGTAGCGGAAATGCACGTCCTTCAGCATCTCGTCGAACATCGCCCGGGTGAGGCGCATCTTGATGATGGATTTCTTCGGAGCAAAGTGGAAGCGGAGTAGGATCTGGAAGAGCTTGTTGTGGCTCAGCCATGTTTGGGCACACATCTTCGCGAGCTCGTCAACGACGTACCGGGGCGTAAGATCCGTCTTGACCGAGTACGTGTTCGTATACTTCTCGGTTATGCGCCCAAGGTGAACGGGCACGAACACGTCTTCGTTCTTCGTGTACCGGAACACTTCGCGCACGAGGACGTCGCGATCATCCACAATCTCGTCAACGAGATCGGGCAGTTCCGGAACGTCTCCCTTGACGACTGCGGCAATATCGTCGGCGGAAATCGCGAAGTCGCGATAGATCTGCTCCAGCGTCATGAGCGCGAGCGGGCACTCGTACTTCTCGACGCACGTCGTGTCCGTTCCGTCGCCGCCGTAGTGGAACTGGACGATCGCGCCGTTCACGTTGCGCACCGTCCCGTCGTACTCGACGTGGATGTCCTCCATGGTCTTCACGAGTCGGCGCTGAATGTACCCCGAGTCCGACGTCTTGACGGCCGTATCGATAAGGCCTTCGCGTCCGCCCATGGCGTGGAAGAAGAACTCCGTTGGGCGAATGCCTCCGATGAAGTTCGATTCGACAAACCCGCGAGCCTCGAGACCGTCATCGAAGCGATGGAAGTGGGGGAGCGTGCGATCCTGGAGACTGTACTGGAT